CCTGTCTAGTAAACAGGAGAACGTCGGTTCGATTCCGACATCAGGCTCTGAGAGAGGTAGTGCCCGACAGGTGGCGGGTATCCACCCTTGCCTCTCTCCTTTCTCCGATGGCCAAGTGGCAAGGCAACGGACTGTTAATCCGTAGAGCGCTGGTTCGATCCCAGCTCGGAGAGCTGCCGTGGTGAAGGACGCAGTCTGGTCTCCTAAACCGGATATCAGGGTTCGACTCCCTGCACGGCTACACCCCCTTCGTCCAATGGGAGGGCCGCTGTCTTACAAACAGCAGACGGGAGTTCGATTCTCTCAGGGGGTACCGGTACGCGCAAGCTGGCACGCAGTACTGTAGAGAAGACCAGCACACCAACCGCATGAGCGAGGCCACGGTTCCCTAGCCGTGGCCTTTGGCATGCACTATCAATCTAGGAGATCATGTGAGCAACTGGGGTATTGAGGACGCAAACGACCTGGGCGGAAACACCGACGCATCCGGCCCGAAGGCACTTCGTGAGGCGTACGACGCACTCAAGCAGCAGAACAAGGAGCTACAGGACGGACTGGCCGCCGTCCAGACGCAGCTCCGCAATCAGGCTGTAGGTGCGACTCTCAGTGAGCTTGGCATTCCCGCTGCTGCCGCCGAGCAGTACAAGGGAGAGGCGGACCCCGCAAAGGTCCGTGAGTGGGCGACTTCTATGCAGTCGCTATTCGGTGGCGGACAGGCAGTAACGCCTGGCAGCACCCCAAATCCAGTTGAGCAGCAGGGCCTCGACCCTGCTACCGCACAGCAGCTCCAGCAGATGCAGGAGGCTGGCCAGCAGGGCCAGCCGCTCGGAAACTTCGAGGCTGCGGCAGGGCGTCTCAACGATGCTACTGACATCCAGGGCCTGATCTCGGCTTGGACCACGATCAAGTAAGGCCCCCCTCCATAGGAGGTTGGTGTGGCTAACGCCTTCACCGGTACTGCGGCGATGAGCAATCTCGTCCAGACCACTTACGACCGCGCACTGGAGTTCGCTCTCCGTGCGCAGCCGATGTTCCGTCAGGTCGCTGACAAGCGTCCTGTTCAGCAGGCGATGCCTGGCTCTAGCGTTGTGTTCTCTCTGTACCAGGACCTGGCACAGGCGACCACTCCGCTGAACGAGCTGGTTGACCCTGACGCGGTTGCCGCTGGCAACCCGACTACTGTCTCCGTCACTCTGAACGAGTACGGTAACAGCATCCTCGTCTCCAACAAGCTGGACCTGTTCAGCTTCACTGACGTGACCGCAGGTCTCGTCAACCAGGTGGCGTGGAACCTTGTCGACTCCATCGACACCGTGGTTCGTACCACCCTCCAGGGTGGAACCAACTACATCCGTGACAACGGCGCTTCCGGCCCGGTGTACAACGGTGCGCAGACCACTGTGGGTACCACCGCAGCCGACACGTTCGGTTCTGCATGGGTACGTCTGGCTGTCGCGAAGCTACGCACCAACAAGGTGCACCCCAACAAGGGCAGCTTCTACACCGCGTACATTCACCCTGAGGTCTCTCACGACCTGAGGGCCGAGACCGGCAACGCTGCATGGCGTCCACCGCACGAGTACTCTTCTGCCTCCAACATCTGGAGCGGAGAGATCGGAGAGTATGAGGGTGCAGTCTTCATCGAGACTCCTCGTACTCGCGTACAGACTGATGCCGGTGCCGGTGGCACCGTCGATGTCTACGACACGTACTTCACTGGACAGCAGGCCCTGGCCGAGGCTGTCGCGGAGGAGTTCCACACCGTTCGCGGTCCGGTCGTCGACAAGCTGACCCGTTTCCAGCCTCTCGGTTGGTACGGTGTAGCGGGCTGGGCTCGCTACCGTGAGGAGGCCCTGATCAGGGCCGAGAGCGCAAGCTCTATCGCGGTCAACACGTAATAGACTGGGGCGGTCCTTAGGGGCCGCCCCTTTCTTCATATCCAAGGAGAAGCATGTCTGGACAGGACAACATCGCCTTCACGATTCGCGTCGTGTCGGCAACCACTACCCTCACCCTGAACGACTACGTTCTGAGCGTTGAGGCACCGGCAGCGAACGTGACCGTGAACCTGCCAGCAGTAGCGACCGTACCGCCAGGTCGCACCTACATCATCAAGCGTGACGCCACTGCAACGCAGACCGTGACGCTGGATGGAAACGGATCCGAGACCATCAACGGTGCGACCACTCGCGCTGTCGGTGCAGCCGGAACCGCAGGTGCCTGCGTCATCATCTCCGATGGTGCCGAGTGGCACGTCATCGGTAGCTACTGAGTGAGGAGGGGCCTTGGCTACCTGGCTATTCACCACGCCCACGGTGGCTGAGGCCCCCTTCGCGTGGAACCCTCTCCATGAGAGGTTCAGGATCAACCGCGCCATCTCTATCAGGGAGACCGCACCAGACGTGTGGCGAGAGGTTCGCTACGACGCCTACACCGAGGAGCTTGGAGCTACCAACTATCCAACTCCAGCCGGTGGATGGGGAGATCCAGACGTTTGGCCGCAGCCCTCTGACGGGCTGCGTTACTTCCGTGGTGGCTACGAATGGCTGGTGGACGACGCCACCAAGGCGTCGCTCATCGCGTCCGGTCTAGTGACCGAGGCAAACTTTGGACCCGCACCGGGAACGTTCGGTGAGGGCGGATTCGGGCAGGGAGGTTTCGGTCAGTGAGCTACACTCCGATCGAGCGAGGGTCGTCTGACTGGGACGTTCCCGTCAATGCTGCATTCACGTCTCAGGATGCACGCATCACCACCAACGAGACCAGCATCACCACGCTGAACGGTACTACTAGCACTCACACAAGCCAGATCAGTACCGCCAACACCAACATCACCAACCTTCAGAACCTGACCAACACGCTGGACTTCCAGCCTGTCGATCACGGCATCAAGGCATGGACTCAGGACCCAGCAGGCTGCGGATCTACTGGATCCGCAAACTCGGGCGGAGTTGTGTACCTGAGCAAGGTCATCCTCCGAGTGGGGGCAACCGTCACTCAGGCATTTGTCACTGTCACGTCTGCCGGTACCGGCCTCACCGCTGGACAGAACTTCGTGGGGCTGTACGATTCCACTGGAACCAGGCTGGCAGTCAGTGCGGATCTGACCACGGACTTCGGGTCCGTGGGGACCAAGACCGTATCGCTAGGATCCAACGTCCTGACCGCAGGTTCGTACTATGTGGCGATTCTGGCCAACGGCACCACGCCACCATCCTTCATGCGCGGCAACGGAGCATCCGCATCTGCGCTCAATGTCGGCCTCGCCTCTGGCGCTGGCCGCTTCCTGGACTTCGGCACTGGCCAGACGTCCCTTCCAGCATCCATCACACTCACCAGCGCGGCGACTAACGCCTCCGCTCGGTGGGCGGCGCTCAACTAAGGAGAGCTATGGCTCACGAGTATGACCCAGCGAAGGGCCCCTGCGACCCGAAGTTCTACTACTGCTGCCACCCAGGACAGACTTGCATTGCAGGTCCCGGTGGTAACGTCACCCTGATCGAGAACAACGAGAAGGGCATCCTGGAGACCGGACTGTTCGAGGTCATCGGTCGCCATCAGCAGGCGGAGCTAGGCTCCGACCACGACTCGCACAAGCAGGGCATCTACACGACCAACTCGGTTGGGGACAATGACTAACTGTTCCAGCGGGTGCGTGACCCAAGACCACAAGACATTCGGGGAGTGTATGAGGGCGAAGAACCTTCAGCTCAACCCGAACCTGAGCAACACCGGAGCAAGCAAGGCGTGGGACGCCGAGCTGTCCGCCTATCGTGACGCAAGGGCGCAGGGGATTCAGCCCTCCGGTACGACCATGGCCAAGGTTCGAGAGGCCGTAGAGATCAGCAACGCTACGGGGGTAGCGTACAAGGGGGCCTAACATGGCCGAGCAGTACGTAAGGATTGACAACTCAAGCCTGGCTACTTACACCACGGTGAACCCTTCCATCACCGCTGGTTACGTCTACAGTCAGGACGAGATTCCGGGCGTGGTGGCAGCGGCCAACCACCTATCCCTTACCAACCCGACCGGGAGTGGTCGCACCATCCTGATTGCAGGAGTCTTCATCAGCTCCGTGACGGTTGGCGCGGTTGCGGCAGCCGCCCCTATGAGGGGCTGGCTGGCGACCGGAGTGAGTGGAGGGACGCTGGAGGCAAGCTCCACCGTGGGCAAGATGCGCTCCACTATGGCTAACCCCACTGCCGAGGTGAGGATTGGCAACCCTACCGCCACACTTGGTGCGGCATGGTTCAACTCTCCTCCGATCCTCTCTTCCGGCGCGGCTAGCGCGCCGTTCATCCACCAGGTTCCGGCCACCATTCCGGCTGGCTCCCTGACGCTACTACCGGGCGAGAGCACGGTCATTCGTACCGAGTCCGGTGACGTTGATCAGCGCTGGAACATTTCCATCGCCTGGTCTGAGATCTAGGAGTAACTGTGGCAGTCACCTTTGCCAACATCGTAGACCGAGTGAATCAGCAGCTACTCGGCTACACCAAGGATCAGGCTGCGGTGTCGTACCTGACTGCGGCAGCGACTGCCACGGACACCACCCTGACCGTTGATCCATCCACCGCTACCAACCTGTCCCGTGGTCTCATCGAGATCGGGGACGAGCTGATCCAGGTCAAGAGCTACGACCGTGGATCCGGTACGGTGATGGTTCTCGGGGGAGTCAACGGCCGTGGGTATGCAGGTACCACCGCAGCCGCTCACGACATCAACGACATCGTAACCAACGATCCTCGCTTCCCCCGTCAGCGGGTGAAGGAGGCCATCAACGACACTATCCTCGCGCTGTACCCAGATCTCTGGGTGTTCGCTCAGTACGAGTTCCCCTACATCGCAGCAAGGTACGAGTACCCAATCCCGGCCGACGCTGACGACGTCTACAAGGTGGTCATCAACACCATCGGTCCATCCGGCGTATGGTTCCCAGCCCAGAGCTGGCGCTTCAACCCGATGGCATCCACGACTGCCGGTCAGGTCAAGCCAACTCCGGCTCCGACCGGAAAGTCTGTCCAGATCTATGACCGCATCGTTCCGGGCAGGAACGTGCGGGTGAGCTACACCAAGGGTCCGTCTGCTCTCGTCAACAACACCGACGACTTCACCACGGTCACTGGGTTCCCGGAGCGCTACGTGGACATGATCACGTACGGCGCAGCGTGGCGTCTCCTTCCTGCCTACGAGGCAGCCCGACTTCAGCAGTCCTCCATCGAGGCCACTGAGAGGGCTCCACTGGTGCCTACGAGCGCCGCCTCTCAGGCGTCGCAGTTCTTCCTGGCCCTCTATCAGAAGAGGCTCAACGAGGAGCGTACGCGCCTACAGAGGCTGTACGAGTCTTACCAGACCTTCAACGGATAAGGGAGCACCATGGCTACCCGTTACTACTCCAGCGTGGCCGCAGAGACCACGCTGGTGGCTTCCATCACGAATGGAAACACGAGCATCCAGATCGCCTCGGCGACTGGTCTGCCAGCCCTGACGCCGTTCACGCTGGCCCTCGACTACGAGGCTGCTACCGAGGAGCTGGTCGAGGTTACCGCAGTAGCGGGTACCACCCTGACCGTAACCCGAGGTATCGACGGCACTTCTGCTGCGGCGCACAACGCCGGAGCCAGGGTGAGGCACGTCAGCTCCGCCCGAGACTTCAGTGACTCTCGCACTCACGAGAACACTGCGACCAATGTCCACGGCCTTGCCGTGGGCTCTGCGGTCGTGGGCACGAATGACACCCAGACCCTATCAAACAAGACGCTCAACAATGCCACTGGCACGCTGAGCAACGTGGATCTCTTCGCCTCCGCCGCATGGGTGACTACGGTCAACGGTACGGCGGCTGGCACCGCCGATCTCATGAAGTGGCTCAGGGACCCCTCTGCCGCTCACGAGGTTGCCAAGGTGACCAACAACGGTGCAGTGTTCGTCAGGAACCAGGACGCCGCAGCGGACTCAAACTTCAACACCTACAGGTTCAGGGTCATCAAGGATGACGGTACTACCGACATCTTCTCCGTCCTTCAGGGCGGAACTGCGACCTCCTGGACCAACTCTGGTCAGACTGGGTTCCAGGTCAAGCCAAGGACGACCGACAACAACGAGGCGATCAGGGTCCGTAACTCTACGGACACCGCATCCACCTTCGCTGTATGGAACAACGGTCGAGTCGATGTCAATGGCTCTGATCCTGCGTTCTCCCAGCTAGATGTTCACGGCGCAGCCGGTCAGTCCGCCTCCATCATGCGCGTCATGAACAACGACGAGACCAGCACCTACTTCTCCATCAGCAACACGGGTGCTGGTAGCTTCACTGGCAACCTGAGCGTCGGCGGCACCACCACGTCTACTGGGCTTCTCACTGCAAACGCAGGCGCAGCAGTGACTGGCACGCTGACCGTTTCCGGTCACACCAGTGCAACCGGAACGTCCATTGCCACTGCGGCATCAGGGTTCAGCGTTGACTCTGCGACGACTGGAGTGCTGAAGTCTGGGTGGATCATCGTCACCCTGGTGCTGCTTCGCACTGGCGGAACGCTTACAGCGTCCGCCACCGGTAACCTGACCGACACCGACCTATGCACCATCCAGCCAAGCTGGAGGCCGGACGCTGTCTTCGGCAGCGACCGCATGATCGGTGGATTCGGTACTGGATTCACGTCTGGAGCTGTCGGCCTCAACCCGTCGACCGGGCTGGTGGAACTACTGGACGCGAACAGCAGTAGCACTATCGACAACGGGCACACCGTCCGCGTCACCTTCGTATATCCGCAGTAAGGAGTAGCAGTGGCGACACTCGTACGTAAGATCCCTGACCAGCTCAGTGGTCTGGGTACCGCCTCCATCGGGCAGTACAGCCTTCAGGACAACGCGTATGACTACGCCCTAGCTGGTATCCCCTTCCTCTCCGCCACGCAGGACAACCGTCCATACACTGAGCGCATGGCGGAGATCAGGAAGCAGCAGTTCGACGCGTTCGCCGAGCCTGGTGAGCAGTCCATCTCCGGTAACTTCTGGTGGCTGAGGTCCCAGTCCACCTTCAATGGTGGAGCTGGACTCCTGTACCAGGACCCGGACAACGACAACCAGTTCAACTTCAAGTTCGCGGACTCGCTAGGCGTGGATCCATGGACCTCCGGTCAGCTCAAGCTGCTCAGGGATGTCAGCCTCACTGCGGCTACCGCAAGTACGCCCATCCATGTGCGAGGATTCGTCGACACTTCAGGTGTCGATGCGTACTGGGTGACGTACAACGACCACATGGACAAGATCACTGACTCTGGTACAACCGTGATCATCGGTGCCACCCTGGACCCGATCTATGACCTGACGTCTAGCGGTAAGCAGTACTTCATCGCAGTATCCAACGGAATCAAGAAGGGAACGGACGCGGGAGCGACGTCCACCATCTACTCCGGTGCATACAACAGCTCGGCAGAGCTGGAGTTCCTGAAGGGTCGACTGATCCTGGGGCACAACAACAGCGTGTACCAGCTAGTCGTCTCTCCAGCGGGAGCGCCTGTAGCGCTCCCTACTGCGACGTACACTCACGAGGATTCGGCCTGGACGTGGAAGTCGTTCACGGATGGACCTACCGCCATCTATGCCGCTGGCGACAGCGGCACTACGAGTGAGATCCACAAGTTCAGCCCAACCCTGTCGAGCACTGGAGTGCCCGAGCTGTCCTGGGTAGGCGTGACTGCAACCATGCCAGCCGGTGAGACCATCAACACGATCTACCAGTACGTCGGATCGTTCATCGGTATCGCCACGAACAAGGGATTCAGGGTCGGAGAGATCGACCAGAACGGCGACATCTCTTACGGCCCACTCCTGTTCGAGCCAGAGGGTGGCTGCGAGGGAATCGTCGGACACGACAGGTTCATGTACGTCGGATCCACCAATGCTCACGACGGCAACTCTGGCCTGTTCCGTGTGGACCTAGGTAACGCAGTCCAGGAGCAGACGACCAGGGCTATCAGGTACGCGTACGCAAGGGACATCTACTACGGAGGAGACGAGAGCCCGATCACCTCGGTGACCATGTTCGGCAACAGTGACCGCAAGGTCTTCACGCTGTCCGGCTTCGGTCACGCCAAGGAACTAGCGACCACGCTAGTTCCTTCTGGGTACCTGACCACTGGTCGCATCAGGTACAACACCGAGGAGCCGAAGCTCTACAAGTTCTTCTCCGTCCGCACGCCATCCCCGCTTCAGGGTAACGTTGCTGCCACCATCCTCACCGAGGGCGGTGGAGAGATCGGTGGGGCCGAGGAACACCACATCGACCCCTTCCACCGCCAGGATCGCATCGAGATTCCCGATGGCCTCGGTCGTCTCTACCTGCACCACAACCAGGGTTTCCGTGTTGGCCTGGCGGGTGTAGTCGCCCAGGTTG